CCAGTAACAATTTGGAAAAACGGCGAAAGCCAAGAGGCGAACCTATTAAACGCCTACATTATCAACGACAACCTTGCAACTTCTTGCTCGTTTTACTATCAACTTTGCATAAGCGGTCAGCCAACAGAAGACGAGCCTTTAATAATCGGTCAAACGCTTGCGGACGGAAACGTTACAATGAGCGGCGAAGATTATTTGAACTGGGATGATTCAAATAATGCGGCATATGCTTATATTGCCGATAAATTAAACCTAACCATTTTATGAAAGTCAATTTAGCAATTGAGATTAAAGACATCGAAGGAAACGCAATCCAAGGCGAGACAATGCTATTGTCCAAGCTAGTTGGAAACGCTCTATTTACCGCTGAGGAAAAAGACGACCCAATTAGAGTTTACGAGTTGGCAAAGAAAATTTACTACTCTGAAGGCGAGATTGAAATGACCAAAAGCGATGCCGATTTGATTAAGGACAAGGTAAAGGCTAAAGGCTTTACTGTGCTTGTTTTGGCGCCGTTATTTGAGGCGTTGAGCGAGAAGTAATAATAAACCATTACCGAGAATTTAGAGGGCTAGAAATAGCCCTTTTTTTATTGTTTTAAAATGAGTTATTTTTGGTAAACGATTACTAATTAATGAAATGAGCCACGTCCCTCCATTTGAACAAGTTTTAGGATTAGGAATAATCGGAACGCTTGCCTCGATTATCGATATGAATGAAGCCTTAAAATTCCTTATTCTACTTTTAACCTTTCTAGGTTTGATAATCAAACTCTGGGAGCAAATTAAGAAAAGCGAGTTTTTTTTGGAGGACATTAAAACACTTTGGAATAAGTTTAAGAAATGAAAAAGTCGGCTCAAACTTTAAAACCAACTGCGTTTGGCAAGCGTAGAAACGGATCTGCAAAAAAGTCGTTTAGCAAGTCGCAACAAAAGCCAAAGAAATATCGTGGTCAAGGAAGATAAATCAAAAATTATCCGTCTGGGGATCTGGGCGGTTTTTTTAATTGTGGTCGGTGGTGTTGCCGCATTCTTTTTACCTGAGCATTCAGTCGGGTCTTTCTTTGACCTACTTAAAACAATTGTAACCAGCCTACTAATATAAATGGAGGAATACAGACCAAGATTAAACCGTCAAGAATGGGAATTAATACAAGGTATTAGAAACGCTCGAACGGGGGGGGGTGTCTTAGAAATTGGTGACTTGCACGAACCTTTCTGCCTTGATGAATACCTAGAGTTTTGTATTGAGCAAAAAAGGAAGTACAAATGTGATAAGGTTGTTTTCTTAGGCGACGTAATTGATAACCATTACGCATCTTATCACGAAACAGACCCTGACGGATTGAGTGCGGTTGATGAGCTAAACATTGCAATTGAAAGGATTAAACGTTGGCGAGATGCATTTCCTGAAGCAACTGTTATAATTGGAAACCACGACAGATTGGTAATGCGAAAAGCTTATACTGCTGGAATTTCTAAAAAGTGGATTAAGACCTATAAAGAGGTTCTAGAAACACCTAACTGGGATTTTGTAGAGGAACACATTTTATACGATAATCTTTACGTACACGGAGAGCAAGGTGGGGCTATTGCTAGAGCTAAATCTGACTTAATTTCTACGATTCAAGGGCATCGACATACCGAGGCATACACTGACTTCGCTGTTGGTAAAAACTTTAAGCTATTCGGCAAACAAGTTGGATGCGGAATAGACAGGAATAGTTACGCTATGGCTTATGCTAAGGCTGGTAAAAAGCCAGCGATTGGCGTAGGAATTACGCTAGAATACGGCAAGTTACCGTTTAACGTAATGATGGATTTATAACTAAATTTACGAAAATGAAGCGACAAATCAAATATATAGCAATCCATTGCACCGCGACCCAACCAACTGCAACCGTTGCGGCGATCCAGAGATATTGGAGGGATTCTCTTGGGTGGAAATCACCAGGATATCATAGGCTAATCGAACCAAATGGGACTATTCATAGATTAATGGATTTTAACGGAATAGCGAACGGCGTTAAAGGATTTAACAAAGAGACTGTCCATATTAGTTACATCGGCGGAGTAGACAAAGCTGGCAAACCTTTAGACAACCGAACCGCTGCGCAAAAAAAAGCGATTTTATTGTGCATAAATGAGGTCATTGAATGGAGCGATAACAAGTGTTTAATTATACAAGGTCATCGGGATTTTCCTAACGCTAAAAAAGCTTGCCCGTGTTTTGATGCCAAGGCAGAATACCGAGGGATTGTATGAAAGCGATTTTAGTATTTAACCTACCAAAGGAAAAGCACGAATACAACAATGCAACGCAAGGCTATGCAATGCGTTCGATTTTGCACGAGCATTTGGAATATTTACGGACTGAGTTAAAATATAGCGATTTAAACGAGGACCAATACAAAGCTTATAAGGATTGCCAAAAGCATTTAAACGACTTATTAATTGACGAACAAATAGACGTGTACGAATGAGACAGTTGTTAGACGACGAAAGAATTAGGATTGCCATTATCAGCTTTTTAATAGGAGTTATTCTGGCATTCGTGGTGTTCCCAAAACGGGAGATTGAAACCATTTACAAAAAAAAAGTGGAGGTCAAAACGGATACTCTTTACGTTACTTTGAGCGATACGATTTACGTCCCAAAAACAAAGATAAAAACGCAAGTTTTGAGGGATACGGTGCTAATCGATTTTAAGCCTAAAATAAGCCAGTTTAACGCGTCTTTTCCTTTTGAGTATGGAAGTACCAACGTAAGTGGAGAAGTCCTCGGAGAAGTGCTTAAAATGACCGCTATGAACGATTATAAATTACCAGTGGTAACTAATACGATAACCGAGACAAAAACAGAGACGATTATCGTAAAGCCTAAAGGGATTTATCTGGGCGCTGGCGTTAATTCGCTTTTGCAACCAAGTGCTTCAGTTTCCTATTTGGACAACAAGTATTTGTTTACTTATCAATTTCAACCAATGCAAAAGACACACCAGATTGGCGTGTCTAAGAAGCTATTCTAATTCGGAAATAAACCGAATTAAAACATTTCGTCTCGCAATTCTTGTTGCATCTGTTTGATTAGGTCTTGCTTTTCTTTGATTTCTCTCCAGCCGTGGGTTGGTTTAGGCTTTGAGTTTCCTTGAATTTTTAAGAGTACCAAATAACCAATCAAATCGTTTATAACGTCTTCGTCATCTTTTTGCAATGACCCGTTTTTAATGCGTTTTAGCTTATCGTCTATCCTTACAAGTAGTCCTTCCTCAGCGGACAACTGACTAAATACACCTAGTGGCTCTAGAGCTGAGTTTCCATACTTTTGGTTCTTAGCTACTAGCATTTCTGTGATCTCGCTTAGGATTTTATAAACCTGTTCGTGAAATGTCATCATTTAAAGAATCTTTTTATAACACCTTCTTTCTTTTCTCTTTGTAAATAGAGTTTCTGTCTTAGAATCTCAAGTAGCTCAATAGCTGTATTATTTTCAATTATGGTTATGTTTTCACCATAGTCAATAATTAGTTTTCCATTTTCCTCATCAACATAGAATTCTAATTCTTCATATTTATACCTAATCATTTGTAGTTGTGTGTTAAGTGTCTTTGTATTAGCTCAAGCTTTAGAATATACCTAGGATTCTGTAGCAATTCGGTAAGCCTTGGTTCGGATACACCACAGAAATAGTTGTAGAATATATCTCCTGCATCTGGGTGATCTTCCATATCCATATCCGCTTTAATTCCGTTTCGTTCACAGAATACGCACGAACGTACTGCTCTTTTAATCTGTTCCTTCGAGTATTTCATCAATTATAGTGTTTAAGTATGTTACATAGATTGCTAGAACTATGGCGAATATTCCAAATCCTTTTGCTACTAGTAATAAAGAAATGCAGAAGCCTACTATTACGTTTACGAATTTTAGAATCTTCCAAATTATTGGTTTCATTTTGGTATGAATTTAATCGGTTCATTAGTTACATTTCCATTGTAATCCAGTAGTTTACCATCTTTTTCAAACCATACTTCAACGTGCTTGCTTCTGTAATTTTGTACCAGAAGCTTAATCTTGTCCTGCACATCTTCTAGGGAGAGCCACTCCCCGTGACCAATATCCTGCCACGGGGTGTACTCATTGAATTTGGTGATAAATCTACGTTTAAGAGTGTAATCAGAACGGGAGGCTACTTTCCGCTTCGGCATATTCTTTTTTACTTACATTACCTTGTTCCTTCTTTTCAGCTACTACTGCTGGCTTATTGTCTGACCAGAATACTTTCCCTGATCCTGTGTAGAACTTTGGTTTCTTCGCTTCTCTGTCTTCTTTAGACTGAGATACATACGAGTTTACGTTCTGGCCCCACTCGTTTGAGGTATCATTCTGACTGATCGTGATAGATACACCTTTTAGGCCCTTTGCTTTAACTGTGTTTAGTAAAGTTTCTAGCGTTTCCTGTTTTAGGAAGATTTCTGATAAATTTGCCATTTGTTTTTTGGTTTGTGAAGTAATATTAATTGTTTGATTTTAAACTTTCTAGGAATTCGTCATATTTTTTAATGAAGTCATCGAAATTTTTTACTATCCAGTACTGACCTCCTGACTTTTCTATGTTTGCCTGATACACTTTCTGATCTTCAGACTGTCTGTCCTTGCCTATCTTGACTTCTATCTTTACCGACCTTCCACTGATCGTTGCGGATATGTCTGCTGACCCTTTGGTAGCTGTTGACTTACCCCACGTCATAGAGCCTATTGTCTTGGTTCTGCCTAGTACATCTGTGACTTGCTTCCTGTTGTCAATTGGCCTACCCATTGTGTTGATTCGTTCCGCTTGGTGATCAGAGAGCTGTAGGTATTCAATTACGCACTTGGTAAGTCCATTTGCTGTCTTATCCTCGTACTTAGGTAGCGCAATTGCATATCTAGGCACGTTTGGATGATCTCGGATACTAGCGTTTAGCTTGAGTTCTTTAAGTCTATCTAGTGGTTTCATCACAATTTTCTTTTAGGATATTCTTTAATTAAACTTTCAATTTGTGATTTATAATACTTCTTTTCCTTATCAGTTCCTCTAAAATAAAAATACCTATGCTTTGAGTTTTGAGGTATTTTTTCAGCATTAGGGTAACGTTTTAAAATATCTTCCATTCTTTGACTTCCTATTTTTTGCCTAATTGCTCTCGATCCATAAAGTTTTCCATTAATCAAATACGCTTCTCTATCCATTTTTCGACCATTTACATTTGGATTAGATTCTCTCATACTTCCAACGTAATAAAAATTACAAGCTTGATAAATAGTTCCAATTTCACCAGCTAAATGGTCAGTAGTACAAGTTACAATCTTGTACTTTTCAGGAAGCATTTTCATACTACCCATAATTAATTTTGATCCTGTATTAATAGGAGTCCAATGTAGGCATACACCACGGCTTAAAAGAATAATTTTTCCAGTATAATCGTACTTATCCCAAACGCCTAAATTTTCAGTATATTCCTGACCATAAACAACAACACCGCCACAAACTCCATCAAAGAAAATTCCAAATGAATAAAAATTTACAGCTGGCATACATCCAAGCCATTCATATTCAATAATCATTTTGGCAGCTGAATGAAGATCAATAGGCTTTATAACTGCATTTTTCAGAGATAAATCTAGATTTTCCCAATAGCTTCCAAAAAGATTATCTTTGTCTGTAATAGATTTTTTATCTCTTATTATTTTTTGGTGAGCAATACCTATATCAAATATTTGTTTCATTAGAAAGGAAGGTCAAAGTGATGTAAATGCTTCCAAGGTTCTTTGTAGTCGCTACCGAATCTGCATAGGTACTCAAATGCTAGTATCCTGTTAGCTTCTTTCATCTTTACCCAATATACCTCTGTAGTAAATCGGTCGTATATACCCGGACAAACGTCCATAAACTTATCCCAGAAAACTTCAAACGGGATTTCAGTGATTTCATCTAGCGCTTCAATCATTTCTTCAAGTGTTTATAAATCGTTGTCCTACTTACATTTAGCATTTCAGCAAGCTCTGACCTATTAAAATCAGGAATAGCTTCTTGAATCTGCTGTATTTTTCTTTCAATCGACTCATTTTTCAATGAGCGAACCAACTCACCAAGCTCTGAACTTTCAATAGAGTTAACCTTAATCTTCTTAGACATAGCAATGAAGTAGTTACTTAATTTCTCTGCCTTCAATAGACTATCCTTGCTTACCCAATCAAATCCGTCGCTTTTGCTGTACGCGGTAATACAATTAATAATCAGAGCGAACCTTGGAATGTAAGCCTTCTGCTTACTCAACATACTTTTGACATACTCAGAAATATCGTCTGAGTTCTGCATATCTGTAATGTTGTTAAATATCCTCTCCCACTCTTTCTCTGCTTGCGAATCAAATCGTATCACTCGAGGGTCAATCTCTCCAAATTTATTGAGCTGCAATACTTCTTTTCTAATCAGGTTGTAGAATTGACTCATATAAGCCTCGTACCAGTCTAAAACTTCCTGATCAATGGCGTTGCGGTTGTAATGCTCGATTTCCTTGTCCGGATAGCATACAAGCAATCTATCTAGGAATCCGTTATCCTTGTTTTCTAGGGTGGAAATCTGGGAGAAAATTCCAGGTTGTATACCCCCCAGCACAGGGATTAATGGCGACTGAATAAAACTACTCTTTGCAGTTTTTCTAGTCATAATAGCTTCCTGATTAGACCAACAGGATAACCAAAACTCAAGGTCAGAACCAGGCTTGTACTTATTCATATCCTTGATCCAGCCGTTTAGCTCATCCTTAAATACAGCGATTCCAACTTCGTTTTCCTCGTGGAGGTCAGCCAATGCTTCTACGGTTACATCGTTAACGATAATCTGCTTCCTTACTGGCTCCTTAATTTCCTCTACATCCTTCTTATCCTTTGTAGATAGCTTCTCGTATTCTTTGTATTTCTTGTACTCGTTTTGATAGTGCTTAATCTCAAAACTATTTTTCTTTGATAGTGGGAATATGACCGCATTTATACTAGGTGTTTTACCTAGTCCAGCCTTGCCAATTAAGCCTAGCCAAATGTTTACAGATTCCTTCCAGCCTGTTTTAACTTGAACCTTGCAGCTGTTACCAATACATATAGCAATGTACCAGAGCAAAGAACATCCCATATAATCGATAGAATGGTTTAGAGTTTTCTGATTTAAAAGAATATAATTCTGCAACTCCTCTGGGAATACCTCTATTGGGAAAATCAATTCTTCCTTTGGTATTTCGATTCGCTCTATTTCCACCTTCCTGATCTTGCGCTCGCCGTATCCTTCCTTGTACAATTCCTTGGCAGCCTCAGAGTAATTTCCACGGAAGAACTTCCACGCGTAGATAGCAAACGGACTTAGCGGTGTTTCGTGTGGGTAGATCGTCGCAGTTGTAAATAGGTAGCACAATCCAGTATCCTTGTAGATAAATCCGTGCAAAGCATCCTTGCTTTCAGCCTTACGTAGAACTATGCGGTCAGATAGGTGTTTAATGGCTGTAAATTCGCCCTGTAAGAGGTCCAAAGCCTTGTTCCTATGGTTATAGTCATCCCAAGGTGTAAGACCGCTGTAATCGGCCTCTTTTGGCTTTATTTCCTCTGCCTTTTCCTCGTAGTGGAAATACTTGCAAAGATTGATCAACAAATCGCGTTCTTCTACAGAAATTTCCTGTATTTCCTCGTAGGATAATTCGCTTACCTGATTATCGTAAATGTAAATATATCCACCAGTTCCCCTAGTCTCGATCAGGGCCTGAGAATGTCCCTTGAGTGTAGCGAGCTTTCTGTTTCCCTCTACCTTCTCACATCTGTATATAATGTGGTATCCAGAGTTAATAGTCTTGTAGATTACAAACTTTCTAGCGAAGTCGTCTATGTAATCTGAAACAAATGCAATAAACTCATTCCAAAATTTCTTACCCTCTTGTACACTAGGGAATACTTTTAGGTCTATGTCTATACATTCAGTCCCATAAAATCCTGTAATAATACCATAACCTTTAGTTTTAGGCTCCAGTCTTTCTAACTCGGCTTTTTCTATCTTTTTAGTCTGGTATTCCTTCCATAAAATAAGCGGTTTTTTGCCTTCTGATATGGGCATTACACTGAAACCTGAGTTCAGTAAGTTAATTGCTCTGCCTAGTGTTACGTTCATTTTGTTTTTACAATGTTTTGAAAAATAGGGGGGGGGTAGGGTATTTTTTGGCTAAAAGTGTACACTTAGTTTACACTTAGTTTACACTAGAGTGTAAACCCCTAAAACCGCCTATACTCTTTAGTTTGACCGATTTTTGGCACTTTTTTGGGTTAAGTTTACAAGTTTACACTTTTTTCGGTAATGTATTTTTTTTTGAGTAGTGAAATTTTATTTTTTTTCATTTTTCTCAAAAAGTGTTCAAAGTGTTCACTTATTGCGATTGGAGCCAACGGAGCGCGATTTTGGTTTACACTTTGGTGTACACTTACTGTAAACTTGTGTACACCCCTGACCGCATCTTGCGAACCCAATATTGAACCTGTCCATAGTTTAAATCTAGCTTGTAAGAAATATTAGAAATCTTCATTCCTTCTTGCCACAATCGTTGTATTTCTCTAAGATTTTTTATGCTTATTCCTTGTCTTCTGCGATGCGTTGTAAGTTGAATTACTGAACAGATTTGGTGATGTGATAATCCAGTTCGCTCAGAAATCTGCTTGTAAGGAAAATCTAATTTGTACATTTCGATTACTTGATCTGCGTTTTTGTAATGTTCGCCAGTGTACTTTGATCGCTCGTTGGTTTTTAGGTATTCTTTGTAGATGTAATTGTTTACCACGTGGGTAGAAATTCCTAGAAACTTTGCAATGTTCTTATTCATTATTTTTAGCCGGTACTGTCTAGCTATTTCGTCTTTTTGTGCTTGTGTTAGTGATGTCATTTTTGTTCGTAGGTTTCTTTGTAGTATTCTTCTGAATTTATTTCTCCAACATCTTTGTGTTGTATATCCAAATCAACAATTTTATAGGCTTCTTTTATTTGCTCTTTTTCAATAACCTTGGCATCAATTAGGATTTTATACCAAGTAAGTTTATCTTTTGGTGTATCCCATAACTTTTGGAATAAATAATCTACGGCTGTTTCTTTCATATTTCGTTTTCTTCTCTAGTGTTTACAATTTTTATAATATTGAAATCTTCTTCTTCCTGTTTAGAAATAAACTTATCACAGTAATCGTATTCGAACGGAGTTTTCTTAAAGTAATATTGATAGTAATTCGGAATTGCCGAATATCTGTAGCACTTTTCCCTAATCGGGCAATCTATGCCTTCGCACATTGTTATATCGCTCACGACAAAAGTTCTTTTAGATATTCTCTACACTCTAAAATTCTTTCCTTTGCCGATTCAATCACTTGTGGATCGTAATCAATGTCGAATTCCTTGATTCTGTATTGATTTTCCACGTGGGAATAGCTTACTGGTTCATCAAAAGTCAAGAAATCTGGAGTGTCCTGAAGCGTGTAAACCAATTTGGCCTTTTTTAAGCCCGTCAGATGCATATAAACCTGAAGTTGATAGAAGTATCCAGTGTCCGGAGTTTGGTCGAACAGAGGGAATGTAAAGCAGTCCCACGAGGTTTTAAAATCGTATACTATTCCGTCGTGGAAACAATCTGGAGTTCCTGTGAAGAAATCGTCTTCGAAATGTTCTAGATTTTTAATCATAAAATCCTTTTCCATTGCTACCGAGTAAAACTCGATTGCCTGATCTTCGAGCGCCAATCCTTTTTGGATGTACTTTGATTTAATTTGCTTTTTTACTCCATAAACCTGCTCTTTTACCCAATCTTCCAGGTAGCTTTTTGCCGTTTGCGATAAAGTTTCGTTTTTACTTCGCGCGTTGGTCATAATCTGACCAAGCGCGCTTGCTCTGCATTTAAAGTTCATCCTAGTAGAAGTTTTTCGTTTTGTGCTGTTAAAATATAAACCGACTTAATTTGCTCTATGGAAACTTTTCCGTTAGCCAAAGATTCTTTGGCGCCTTGCCATTTTACGTGCTGTGGATTTAATTCCTCTTTTTTACCGCCGTGATCGTTAGTTGAATCTGGGTCTTTTGTATCGTCGATTAACAGAAGACCTGAGAGCGCATATTTTCGAGAATACGAGCTGCTGCTACCGAATGACTGCGCAATGTCCATTCCTTTTCTAGTTGGGTCAATCCCAGCCTGAGCAGTTACCGACCTACCTTCCAAATCTTTTTGAATACTCGCAGTTGATTCAATAAATACAATTCCACCAACCTCTTTTACTTCGTCGTGAATAGTCAAGGTGCAGCCGTATTTAAGAAGCAAAGGTTTTACAGCTTCTAAAATGTCTTCGCAGCTTCGGTATTTATACTTACCGAACGCGTTGAACTGGTTTTTTGGAGCTTTTAACTCGCTCTGGATTAAAATTAATTCTTTCATTGTGTTTGTGTTTAAATTTTTAGTTAATCTTCAGAAAATGGGAGGGAGGGGGGGGGGTGGGTGCGTATTTTCTTAGCGTTTTAAGTGCCGCGTACCTGAATCCGTATTTATCCCAATAAAGTTCGAACGTATTCGAGATTGCTATTCGCATTTCTTTAGAAACTTCGCCGTAGTTATTGGCGATAAATTTGTCAATTTCCTCATTAACGTATACTAGCATCTTTAATCCAATTTAAGTCTACAAATACTATCCACTGATTTCCTATTTTCTTAGGAGCCTGCACCCACTCGGCAGGGAAGTTACCTGATCTAATAATCTGGTGAACTCTGGTTGATTTTTCGCTAAAGCCTTTTAGAATTCCGTATTCCGTGGCTGACATCATTTCGTAAAGCATTTCTTAATTTCGATTTCTAATTGTTCAACAATAAATGGATCTAAAACAGAACAGATAGTTCTAAAATGGTCAGAGAATTTCTCTGTCAAATTATCGTAAATGTCCAAAGTGAGTGATTTTCCACCGCCAAAATAAAGTTCTAAGGCGATTCCTTCGTTTTCAAACGATTCCAGTTCTAAAGTCAAACCAGATTGTTCTAAGCAGTAATAATAATCTTTTAGCATTTTGTGTTTTTGTGTTTGTGTTTAACTTGAAGTAAAATTATAATCTTTTGTAACTTAATGCAAGCAAATTGTAAAATTTATTTTCTGATTTCCACTAGCGGTAATTTTTTTATTTGATTGGTTTTAATTTCCACTACGGTTTCAGAAATTTTAATTTCCACTAGGGATTTTTAAATTTTGGAACTGGTTCTAACTGGTTAATATTTCCACTAGTGATTTTGATTTCCACTAAGGATTTTAAATAATTGACGAAATACTAAACGGTTTTAAATCAACTTCGCCAAATTCATTTTTAAATTTTCCCCAAGCTAAACCTTGGATCGTCGCGTAACCGACAAAAATTAAATCGAATTTTTTTCCGTTTGGCAATTGGATTTTAACCGCTTCGCCTTTTTTTAATTCTTTGTTTTTCATTGTTTTTTGTGTTTTGATTTTTACTAGGTTTTTAGATTTCGTCTAAGGGTTTAGATTTCGTCTAAGGGTTTTAATTTCCACTTGGTATTTGGTTTTAATTTAATCTAGTGGTTTAAACTTTTCCAAATCGCGGCTAAATTTTTACGCTGGTTTAGTCTAGGCTTTTTAATTTCCACTAATCGCGGCGGTTTTAATTTCCACTAACTATTTGGGTTTCGTCTACGTTTTTTCGCTTTGTTTATTTGGCTATTTTTAGGCCCGTAGCTAAGCGATTTTTTTTTATTAGTGGTAATCTATTGCCGAAAAATTAAACGTCTTAAAACGGCTTATTTTACGTTGTCTATCTTTTGCAAATTAAACGCGACACAGTCCAAACCGTATTCGATCGAATAACCTATTTTTACTAACTCGTTTTCAAGCTGTATTAAATTTTCGTAGCTGTTTTCCTTCGCAAAGTATCGCGCCAAAATTGCCCGCAAGTTAGCGGGCCAGGTTTCAGGATATTCGAATAAGTCAAGCATTTTTTTTGTGTTTAAAGTTTGAAGCCGTGGCGCGAAACGATCACGCCCAAAGTTCCAAAACGGCTGTAAAAAAAGCGGTTATTTAACCGTCGTAAATTAGGCCCAATGAAATAGGCGTGTAATGAAATTCGATAAAATATTTTGAACTAGGGTAAAGTTTTTTCGCTAGTTCCAATTTATCTGGCGTGTTTTCAATATTTGCGCGCAATACAGAAAAGGCCCGATTTTCGAGCGCTTTAATTGAGTGAATTGAAAAATAAGGCGTTTCCATTTTGATAGTGTTTTAGATTTATACTAGGGATTTATACCAGTGATTTATACCAGTGATTTATACTAGGGATTTACACCACTAGACTAGTGGATTAAAAGCCCAATTTTATTATTACCAGTTACCCATTTGGTCGCATTTAAATCCAAATAGCTTGCGTCTGAATAACCCGCGGCCGTCATTTCCTCCATAGATTGAAAAATTTTGCTATGTCGCTCGCTTTCTTGGTTAATTAGTTCGTCATTTTTACTACCTAAGGAAAAAATTAAATCGAAATTTTCAGGTAGGTTGAAATTTCCACGGATGAACGAATGCGATTTCGTATACGCGTAGAAACGGACGGACGGATTAAGGCGCGCAATTTCTAACCACTTCGCGAAGTAGGTCGGGCTGTAGAAATCGCCTGAATCATGAATGCGAACGTATACTTGCTTACCGTGTTTTTTATTTTGTTCCTTAATTAATTCACTATCGATACGCTCGACAAAATCCGTTTCTTTGCTTGCTGTATACCTTTCGTGTAATGCCAATTGAACGTTAGACCAAGCGTAGGCGCCTTTTTTAGCGTAGCAAAGTTTTAAACATTCACCAGCAAATGGACACGTAATTTTTCCAGTTATTTTGTCATTTCCTGCAGGGATTGAAAAATTAAAGATTTTAGCGTTAAACTCTTTTGCGGTTTTATTTAGCTTACTGTTGCCAGTACCTAGAAGTTTTTTTACTTGTTTTTTTGTTAGCGTTTCCATTTTGATAGTGTTTTAATGTTTAACAATATTACAACCTTTTGTAATTATTTGCAAGTGTTTTGAATTATTTATTTTTATTAGTTAGGCGTTTAAATATTCCTTCCAAATCTGTAATGATCTTTTTTTAACTTCATTTATTGATTTATTTGCACCACATGGAATAAATCTTTTTAATTCATTACGAACTACAAATCCTCCATACATGGTTTCGCCATTTGTGGTTTTAACTATTAATACTTGAATGCCTTCAAACAATTCTAATTCATTTACTATTTTAATATTGGGTTTGTTCATGGTTTTAAGCGTTTAAATGCGCGTTTAATTCGTCGATTGATTCAAAGGCGAATTCGTCGCCAGTTTCAAAGTCATAAACGTAAAAATCTACAGGTTGACCAAATGCGCTGGCGATTGTTACTCCGTTTTCTAGCGCTATATATACATTTCCACTATTGAGGTTGAAACCTTCTTCCATTATTTCTTCGCCCGCGAAGTTTTCAGCGTATGCGGCCCAAACTATTGATTTGCTTTTTGCGTCTAGGTAAGCCATTGAATTAGTCATTTTGTGTTTCGTTTAGTGTTTTAAGTTTATTTAATTAGTGTTAATCCCAACATATAACCCAAGATAAAAATGGGCGTGAATGCGATAATAAAATAAATTATTTGTCCGATTACTTTTGCAGCTTTCTTCATAATTAAAAAGCGATTTTGTCCAACTGCATACCGTATAAAATACCGATTGCGATAATTACGCCCATAATACCGAAGGCGATTAGGTTAGCTTTTGCGTTATCGCTCATTTTGTTGCTGGTTGTTGTTGTTGTTGCGTTCATGGTTGTTTGTGTTTTGTTTGTGTGTTAGTTTTAAATCTTAAGTAAAGATATTACAAAGCTTTGTAAATGTCAAGTGCTTTGGTAAATATTTTTTATTTTTTTTTACTTTTTTTTTTGGGTTTGGGCTTATCCCTTTCCCTTAATCGTTACACTAATTTACAAGCTTTTGTAATAGTATGCAAGTGAATTGTTATTTTTTTTAATTATTTATTTATTTTTTTTCATTTACCTTTACTAACTGAATAATCAGTTTTTTTCAGTTGTACAAAATTTTGTAAGATATGGGGAAAAATGGAGGCGCTAGGGAAGGCGCTGGAAGAAAGCCGAAAATCCAAGAAATAAAACTAATTGAGCAAATGGACGCGATTAGTGTACCAAATCAGATTTGGGAAGCGTTGCTATTTAAATGTCAGCAAGGCGATACCGCCGCCATTAAACTTTGGCTTTCTTATCGGTTTGGATTACCGAAGCAACAGATTGACGTAACGACTAACGGCCAAAACATTGCGCCGCCTATTCAGTGGATCGGGAAAAATATAGCTATCGAATCGGCAAAGGTAATAAGCGAAGAAACGAGCGGCGATCCCCAAACGGGCGAAGCGTTAACGGATTTTAGCGCCGATCCACAGACGGAAAAACTATTTATTTAAATGATTCAGTTAATTGAGGATTATAAACCGTTATTTTACGAGCAGCCCGAAACAAGGTATTTCCTAATCACCGGCGGCCGAGGTTCTGGAAAGTCTTGGACTTTGGCGCTCTTTCTTTTAAATCTTACCTACGAAAAAGGGCACGTTATTCTTTTTACCCGTTACACTTTGGTTTCGGCGTTTATTTCAATTATCCCTGAATTCTTGGATAAAATCGAAGTAATGGGCAAAGTAAATGATTTTGAAGTAACGCAGTCCGAAATCATTAATAAATTAACCGGATCAAAAATATTATTTCGAGGAATCAAAACGAGTTCAGGCGTTAATACTGCAAATCTCAAAAGTATTGCCGGTTTATCAACTTGGGTAATTGATGAAGCCGAGGAATTAACAGATCCGGACGTATTCGATAAAGTCGACCTATCAATACGAGCAAAGGATAATTTTAACCGCGTTATTTTGGTAATGAATCCCGCGTATAAATCACATTGGATTTATAATGATTTCGTAAAAAAGAAAAGAAGCGATACGACTTACATTCATACAACTTACCTAGATAATAAAATAAACTTAAGCGATTCATTTGTACAAGCCGCCGAGAAAACCAAGAAAGAAAACCCCGCGCGATATGAGCATTTATTTTTGGGGACTTGGTTAGATGACGCGGACGGAATGCTGTGGAATCGTCAGATAATTGCCAAAACTCGAATAAGCGAAGCGCCAAACCTTTCTCGAATAATAGTCGCGATTGATCCCGCCGTAACGGCTAACATGAACAGTGACGAAACGGGTCTAATAGTGGTCGGAAAAGACAGTGAAGGATTTGGCTACGTGTTGGAAGACCTAAGCGGGAAATATTCGCCTAATCATTGGGCAAAGGTAGCGAACGACGCCGCGTTTAGGTGGAACGCTGATTGTATTGTAGCTGAGAAAAACCAAGGCGGTGACATGGTAGAAGCTGTATTAAAATCCCAAGGAACTAACCACAGAATAAAATTAGTAACAGCGACCAAAGGAAAATATGTGAGAGCAGAACCAGTTTACTCATTATATGAGCAAGGGCAAATTTATCACGTTGGAAATTTTCCTATATTAGAATCGCAAATGGTTACCTTTGACCCTGACAAAGGGAAAAGCCCCGATAGAGTTGACGCGCTTGTTTGGGGATTAACTGAACTAATGGTAAAAAACAATTTTGAATTCTCAATATGAAAAAAGAAA